AACGGAGACCGGAGAGACTGAACAGGCTCCCGCCTACAACGCTGTGCCAGCCCTCAGTGCTGCGCTCAGCGATGCAGGCGGGCGTAGCACTGCGGGCAGGGGCAGCCTGTGTCACGAAGCGGCGGGAGGGGGATTGCCGTCCATGGCAGTTAAGACTTGGGCGAGGGAGTCGGGGGCGAGGCTGGAGATGAGGCCGCTGGCGGCCTGGCAGGTTTTGATGCCGAGGCCGATGATGGTGGCGATGGCGGCGGGGAGGACGACTTGATCGATGGGGGTGCCGGTGGCGATGCTGATGGCGTATTTGACGCTGTCGATGCGGTCGTCGATGGCTTGATGGCGGGTGGCGTCGCCGTCGCCGCCGTTGAGGCGCTCGACGTAGTCGGCGGCGGGGAGGAGGTTTTCGCCGTAGCGGTCCATGTCCGCATTGTGATTGCGGCCGGCATCGACGGTGGGGTCGGGATCGGTGACGAAGTCGATGGCGTTCCAGTCTTCGACGGCGGCGTATTTGGCGAGGGCACCGCCGGGCAGCATGGCGGTGCCGATGACTTTTTCCCAAATCCACTGGAGGAGGGCGTAGAGGCGGGAGCGGAGGCCTTCGTGGGCGCGGCTGACCTGCTGGAGGAGGCCGCGATATTCGACGCCGCCGACTTTGCCACGGGTGAAGATCCATTCGGGTGGATACTTTAGCTCGAAGAGGAAAGGGTGGATGAGGTCGGCGAGGATGTCGCGGAAGGGGATGCCTTCTTGGGGGTTGTTGAAGAAGTTGAATGATTCGTTGTCGGAGAGGGGGAGGAAGACGGCTCCTTCGGCGACTTCGACGAAGCGGCGGCCGGTGTCGGCGGCGGGTGATCCGCTCTGCTCGGCGACGGCGATCTGCTGCATGGCATTGAGCATCTTGCCGTCACGGGTGGTGGTGGCTCCGAGGAGGGCGGCGCGGACTTTGGCGCTGTGCTTGCGGAGGGACTTGAGGTCGAGGGAGTCGAGGAGGTCGCGACCGCTGGCGAAGATGATGGGATCGCCGTGATACTGGTGGATGCGGGTGGGGTCTTTAAGATGGAAGATGTTTCGATGGCCCATGCCGTTGACGGCGGGGACGTCGGTGAATTTTTTGGAGGCGGTGTAGCCGGTGGCTTCGGCGTCTTGATTGAGGCGGAGGAGCTGGAGCTGGTCGAGGGCGTTGTATTGGAGGCCGTCGAACCAGCGGAGGGTGCGGGCGTCGGTGGATTTGATGTCGCCGTTGGTGAGCTGGTCGCGGCTGACAAGCTGGATCTGGAAGGCGCGGCGGCTGCGGTCGTTGAGGCTCCAGGCGGCTCCGGCGGGCTCATAGACGGGGAGGATGAAGAGCTCGCCATCCCCAAGCATGGCGGAGAGGAGCATGGGCTGGATGGCGAAGAGGGAGTGCTCTTTGCGGATGTCGATGGCGGGGGATTCGGCCCATTTTTTGAAGAGGGCGGTGGCATCGCGACGGAAGGCGAGATCCTGTGAGATGGATTTGCAGCCGATGCCTTTGCCGACGGCTTCGCGGGGGAGCTGCTGGATGCCGTAGCGGACCTGGGGGATGCCTTCTTCGGATTGGAGGAAGCGGGAGATTTCGACAAGGTTTTTACTGCGCTGCATGCGCTCGACGCTTTTGAGGCTCCAGGGGGCGTAGCGCGGGGTGGTGCGGTAGCTGCCGGGGACGGTGGAGGTGGCGACGTTGGTGATGGGCGCGGCGGTCTCGGAAACTGGGAGACTGGGAGACTGGGAGACGGGGAGTCGGGGAGAGCGTTTGGCCATGGGACAGCGGAGGGCGGAGGGCTAAGGGCGGAGGGATCAGCCGAAGACTTCGGCGGGGGCGTAGCCGGGGGCGAAGCGGAAGCCGAAGGGACGGCGGAGGGAGTTGGCGACTTGGCCGGCGATCTCGGCTTCGAGATCGGTGATGGCGGCCTGAACGGCCTGACGGCGTTGCTCGGGTGAGGAGTCGCGGAACTGGGCGCTGTGGGAACTACCCATGAAGGAGGTGGCGGTGACTTCGGCGCCGGAGCGGTCTTCGGCGAGGGCGAGGTATTGGTCGGTCAGCCATTGAAGCTGCGCGGTCTGATTGCCCGGATACTGGATGCGGGCGTGGAAACGAAAGTCTGAGGTGAGGTCTGCGATGTTGACGGCCGCCATGCGGGCGGGGGAGTGTCAAAGGGGGGTGGGATGGAGGTGGGATGGAGGAACGAAAGTCTTTCATGGCCGCAGTTCAGCTTTATCGTTCTCTGACTTGCGTTTACCTCTCGGCCTGCGGAGCGACTGAATCGCTAGGACTGCCTCGTTGGTTATGGTCATGGTGCCATTCTCCCGCTTTGCGACAGTCACGCGATTCACGCCGAGCATGAGAGCGACCTCGGCTTGTGTGCCGAGTCGCTCGCGGGTGGCTTTGCGCTTTAGGTCCGATTCATGCGTTTTGACATCCAAAGCGCATGCAATGGCACGTTCGCATGCAGAAGCAGGGCTGGTGAAGCTCTACAAGGCTGCGCAGGGGGTAGCTCTGCGCACCGCGCAGTTGCATGCCAAAAATCGCCACCCCGATTATATCGCCTTTCTCGCGACTCAAGGCGCGAAGGCTCTCGCCTCCGTCGATCCAGGTAAAGACGAAAAAGCCGCGCTAACGGCCGTGATGGGCGGCCAGTCTCCACCCGGCCAGGCTCTTGTCCATGTCGCCCCTCCGGCCATGGACAAGCCGGAGCATGAATGGACCCCCGAAGAATATGCGGAATGCCAGGCGTGGAAGGGACTCGTCGTCTCCAATGCCCAGCGACAGATCGCGCTCGAGCGCCAAGATCCAATGGCCGCCATCGGCTTCGTGAAAATCTCCGCCGACTCCCTCAAGTCCTACCACCTCGCCCGCCAGCGTCGCGTCCAGGCCGAGTTAGAAAGCGGCCGCCTCCAGCCCATGGCCGCGTGGCAGGAGGCCAAGGCCGCCGTCATGAAATTCGTCGCGCTCTTCACCTCCTTCGACGGTCGCATCGCCCAGGTCGCGAACCCCGAAAACCCGCAGCACGCCATGCGCGCCCTCTCCAAATGGCGCGAAGCCGAATTCAATCCCGCCCTGGAAAACGTCCTCGCCGAGCTCACGCTATGAGCCCCACGCACCACCAGCGCCAGGCCGCGCGCGTGCAGGGTGAGATCCTCGCCATGTTTCGCCAGCAGCGGCGCAAATCCGTCGTCCCATGGCTCGAAGAGCACATCATCCTCCCTCGGAAGATGGCCCCGAATTCATCCGGCCCCTTCCGCGCTCGCTCCTTCCAAAAGCCCGTCCTCGAATGCTTCGACCCCGAGTCCGGCGTCAACGAATGCGGCGTCTCCGCCGGCGTCCAGATCGCCAAGACCGCCATGCTCACCCTCGGTGCCAGCTACCGCCTCGCCAATGCACCGCTCCCCATCCTCATCGTCGGCAGCTCTCGCGACTGGACAAAGACCGAGCTCAGCGAAAAGCGCATGCAGCCCCTCATCGACGAGAACCCCATCCTCGCCGCCTGCAAGCCCGCCAACCCCGACCGCTACCGCTCCATGTCCATGGACATGGCCGGCGGCATGGTAAACTTCGTCGGCGGAAATTCCCCCGGCGCACTCTCCGGCGGATCCTACGGCATCACCCTGTGCGACGAAGCCTCCAAGCTCATCCAAAACGAATCCGAGCAAGCCCCCGAAGCCCATCCCTTCCACCTCATCGCCAAACGCACCGACGGCTTCGGCGCGTCCGAATTCCACTATTATTCATCCACCCCAAACAGCCCCACCCATCCCTTCTGGAAATACATCCTCGCCGGCGACCAGACCCACTTCTACGTCCAGTGCCCGCACTGCACCGAGTGGTTCTATCTCGACTTCATCGGCCGCGCCGAAGACGTCGAAGAATACAACACCGCCCTCAGCCTCACCCTCCCCAGCGACTACAAATCCCTCACCTGGGACAAAGACGCCCGCGCCTCATCCGGCCAGTGGGACGAAGCCCGCGTCCGCGAAACCACCCGCTACATCTGCCCCCACAACGGCTGCGAGATCTCCGAGCTCCACAAGCAAGCCATGGTCGATGCCTGCATCGAAAAGCGTCACAACACCCTCGCCGCCAAAAACCGCCGCACCTTCGTCCTCCCCTCATTCTACCCCCCCACCAAAAGCTTCGGCACCATGGCCTGGGACTTCCCCGC